AAATTTTTGGGATTAGTGTGAAATGTCGTCCATGTTGTGTCCTTTTTTACATGCAAAAACCTTTTTGTTCCCGGCTGGGTTATGCCCATATACGGAGCTACATAAGTTACAGAACCCTCTGGTGAAACCACATCAACCTCGCCAACACTAATAATAAATGGATGCCTTGTGCCGTGAGTCATTGACATAATGAGTGACCCAGCAGGCATGAAAATTGTTCTTGTGTAAAGACCCGGAGTGAAAAGGTGGGTCAACGGGCATTCAACCTTTTCCTCGGATTGACTCATCGCATACTCAATCTTATCCACCTCGCTGCATGTAGCGAGTACATCTGGGTCGATGTGTGAAAGGTCAAGATTCATATGTTGCTATTGCTTTTGCTAGGTGCTGGTTCATCGAATGACCATAAATTGAACTCGTCTGCCAGCGTCTTCTGTTGAATGCCTAATTTTGAATCCATTTGTTTGATGGTCATATGTAGAAAACTCAAGCGTTGCGTTATTTTGTGGACATCCAGAAACAACATAGGAAGTGTCAGACATCCATTCGGTAAACCCAATTTGAGTATGAGTTGAATCAATTCTTGTTGCAGAGCCGATATTTGCTACAGCAAAAAGAGATCTAGTTGGTGATATATCAATACTTGCCCATGCTCTAATACCATAAATTGGAGCAGTACCACTTTGGTTGCCATCTAGCTTGGCCGCGGTGATAGCGGAGTTGCTTACGGTGGAGGCGGTGGTAGCAGACCCTGCACTGTTTGCATAATTAACGCTGAAGTTAGCTGGACTCCAAACATAATTATTGCTTCCTCCGCTAGCATCGTTTGATCCCCATACATAAGTAGGCGTTCCCCCCTGACTAGAGTAATGAAATGTCATTGCATTTCCATTCCCGCCACCATTAGAAAGCGTTGATGCCTTTGTAGCCAATGTAGATGTCGCAGAGTTACCAGTACACGACCCAGACGAGCCAGTCACACTACCAGTCACACTACCAGTCACACTACCAGTCAGCGGCCCGGAAAATTCAGTAGCTGTTACGGTTCCGTTTACTTGTAGTTTTGAGCTAGGCGTGGTTGTTCCGATGCCGACATTGCCATCTGGATTTATTCTCATTTTCTCTCCCGAAGCGGTTCCAAGTGAAAGCGGTTCGTATGGCAGTGTCCAAAGTCTAGTTATGTCGTTAGGATCTACATCAAAAACAGCTTGAATGTCATTATTGGCGGCATTCAGCAACTCAAGTTGTCCACCCTCTCCAGCATGGGCTTCAATTCTAACTGCTCCACCAGCCACCTGTAGTCTTGTTTGTGGACTACTAGTACCAATCCCTACATTACCGTTTGCGGTAATTGTAGCAACCTGTCCAGTTGTCCCAAAAATTCTTAAATTTGGAGAATGCCCGGCTCCATTACAATCTATAGTAAATGCTGTAGTAGCATCAAATGCTTTTCTAAATTGTACCTCTCCTCCTTCTGTAGATGCGTCTTGCCGCGACAGATACAATGTTCCAGTTACTGCATCTCCTGTAGTGGTAATAGCTTGCGCTCCAAAGTTTGGCGAAATCTTCGTACCAGCAATAGCAGCTGATGCGTTAATGTCAGCATTTACGATAGTTCCATCTACAATGTTTGCCGAAGTTACGGAGTCGGTCGCAAGTCGGCTGTTGTTTATTGCACTATTGGCAATACTTAATTGTCCAGACGCAACCTGAAGGCCACCACCTGACAAACACGCGTCAGAGGTCATCGTGGTTTGGTCGATGATATTATTCATCTTTGCGCTAGTGATTGTGTCAGTAGCCGTAAAAGTGTAAGTAGTGTCAACTGCTCCCATAACTTATTTCTGTGAGATAATTTGTCTATTCGTTACTGATCCAGCAACTTTGATTGAGTTTATCTTGGCTGAACCCTGTGTCCTTGTCAAGATCATGGTTCCTGTATAGCCCCTAATACCACCAAGCCTGCACCTAATGCTTGCTGTTTCAGCCTCCAATGGGTTGGTTGATTGTAGGATTTGTCCATCAAGAAATTGAGTGGTAGTTCCAATAGTCGATGAGTTGTCTGGGTCTTCAGCGGCGAACTCAATTAGGTATTCAGAATTTTGGCTGGGCAACCCCTGCATTGTAATCTGTGAATCCGTGTACCTTTTCCGCTCCAATGTCTCAAGGTCGTAACCGCGGGTGATTAACTTAGAAAGAATTGGTGATGATGTTTTAGCATCATAGAGATTAGACACGCTGATAGTGTCATTAGAGTCATCAAACGCCTCCAATTGGTGCAACCCGCCGTTAGCGGTCACAGCATACAAGTTGTTTCGCACCCCCGCTGAACCAACAATAAGGTCTTCGATCAAAAAACTATCGTTACCAAAGGTGTCTAGCGACTCCCAGCCTCCATTTAGGAAGTTGTACACCAAGATTGAGTTGTTCCCGCGAGCATCGTTAATGCCCGGAGCGGAATCCAGCGGAACAGCTAGGTAATACCTGTTGTCAAACAAGATTCCAACTGACCTGTTGGACAAATCCTTGTTGAGCCTGTCAATGTAAGGCTGGATGTTCTTTGAAATTGGCTCCTCGGCCCCGCGAAGGTTGTAATCGTTAAGGAACTCCACACCATACACCCCATCATCCGACAGGAACATCATGGTGTTAGCCCTCATCACTACGGACTTGCGAGCCAAGCAGCCAATTTCGGAGGTTAGTTCTGTAACCCTAGTGTCCAGAAGAGTCCCCTGCGTCCCCTTAATCTGGTGGATGCTGTTTCTGTTGAGGACAATCAACGCATCGTCATAGAACCCGTGCATCCCAACCACATAGTCAGCAGTACCACCAGAAATACGGAACTGGTTTTCGATCTGGTCAAAGGTGGTGGTGTCAAGAATGTCGGATACGGCAATCTCATCTGTGATCTTGCGGTCGGTGTAGGTGACTGCGTTGTAAGCCCCAGACTGGTCGTAATAGTACGGAACCCACAGGCGGCGTTGGAAGTGAATACCCCAAGGCGCACCCGGTTGATGCATGAACCCACCGCCCTCGCTGAACCTGCCACCAAACTCAATTTGACCAGTGGAGCCACTTGCAGTGATATTTGCCACAGGCGCAAAAAATTTTATGTTTGTCAGCGTTGCAGACGACACTTGAAAGTCTTTTCCAACAATTGCAGAAAATTCTGGAACCGTGCTTTCGTAAACCCTAATAACATCACCAGCAAATACTGTATCATTGGATACGCCAAGGTTTAAGGAAACCTCTCCATTAGAAACCGAAACTTGGTTACCACTAGAGTTAAATACTTGTGGTTGAGTGTAAGCCCCGCCCGGAGAGAAGGTGAAACCGTCAGTCATGGTGGCGGCAGCCACCCCAAAGGTCTGTGTCTGACTTGTAGTAAAGGTGTATTGGAACTGGTCTTGAGTTAGCCCTGCGCCAGAAAGAACCGTAAATGTTCCGTTGGCTGGAGTACCACCAGTTAGCCCGGCGACAACCACAGATGTTCCAGCCGCAAGCCCATGTTCACGAACGCTCATCGTAACGGTGGTTCCACTCTGTGACGCAGAAAGAATAGGTCTGCCATTAGGATACCACTCCAATGCTTGTTGCCCCTCTCGGAATAGCATCACCTTGTCGAACACTTGAATCATGTCGGTATCCGCACCCAAGGCAGTTCCAGCTGGATATGGGATATTCTCTGGAACATAGGCGGAATTAGACTCGACGGCAGCCAAGTCAATCTTCTTGGCAACAGTATCCAACGCCACAATCACAAACTCCTTGTTGTTGGAGTTGGGATCGCTGAACAAGCAGGAGGCTCGGACATTGGCGTTAGCTGCATCGTTAATCGGCATCTGGGACAATGTGCCAGTGCCAGAGACCGCAGTCACCCCAGTTACGGGGAAGCTCAATTGGTTCGCTGAAACATAAGTCAGCACCTTGTTTCCATTGTTGTTAGTGCCAGTAAAGGTCAGTCCAGCTACCACGGCATACCCACTAGAACCCACCTCAAACCCATGATTGGCAGACATGGTAATCGTTACCACATTGGAGGCGTATGTGGCGGACGAGATGGTCTTTGCAACATCGATCAAGTAGAACGGCAACTGCAATGGATTACCACCAACGGTCAACGCACCAGTCCTAGAAACCACCACCTTGCGTGGCTTCCAGTAACCCTCCATGCGCCCGTTCAGAGACTCCCTTACCTCCCCAGCCTTCAACTGGTTTAGTTGCAACCGCTGGTTCACGCCGACAAACCCACGATCACCATCCTCGGCAATCGAGTCATCTAACCCACCAGTAGACCTGAACTGGGACATTAAGCGTAGTACGCAATAACCGTACCAGAGCTAATTTGAACTTTGGTAAAAATACCACCAATGCCACCACCCGCAGCAAGCGTCTTGCCATCAAGGTTGGAAATGTCATCCAAGTTACCAGCAGTCTCTCCAGCACCTGCCTCAATTACGCTGTCAGTAATCGCTTGAATCCAACGGAATAGACCAGTCGCGCTGTCAGCACCAGTAAGCACGATGCCACCCATTTGGCCTTGTAATTGATATGAGTCGCCTCTAGGCATAATATAAATAAAGTATCAACCCAAC